AGCCACATTCAACCCCTCCCCCCTTTTCGGAGGGCTTTGTAAGGATTCCTCAAGTTCACGCAGACTCAAAACCACACCCTCATCACTGTCATCCACAAATTCCCCATAAATCATAGACCGAATCAAAGGACTCTTCTCCCCATACGTCCTCACCTGTTCGTCAATCCAATCCTTCGTCAAATGCGGGCAATCAAACGCCGTTACCGTAAATGTGTCCCACCTGTCTCTTTGCTTGGTAAAAGCTTCATAAAAGAATCCACTAGCAGCCCCAGGACTGCTCATCATCAGTAACCGACTAGGCTGACATCTCTCTACCGCATGAAAAATCTTCTCATCCTGAATGCCCTTCGCTTCATCCACAATAAACATCAGATTATCTGTCGGCCCCTGCCTGTGCCAACCCTCCGCCTTATGCGCGTCACTCGCACTAAACCCAATCGCCCTAGCCCCATTCACAAACCTTAAACCACTTTGTGTCACCTCAAAGCCATCCCCATTTGTCAACTGACTTGTAAACCGCCTGATAGCTGGCCATAACGCGCCCTCAACCTGTCTAAACACTCCAGCAGTACAAACACACAGGCTCTCCGGAAAGTTCACCACATGCCAAACCACGGCCGCAGCAGCTACCATGCTCGTCTTGCCCGATCCATTGGCCGCTTTCAAAGCCACCCGACTCTCCTTGTAGTTCAATGCCTTCAACACATCAAACTGCCAACCATACGGCTGCTCGCCTAACCAACGCTCAGGAAACCATTGCAAGTCATAGGTCTTGCTCTGCTCCAGTTCTTTCTTCTGCTTCGCTGTAAGTCTTTTTGTTTTGGGCTGTTTTGGAGAGGGGGGTGCAGATGCAACCTTACTGACCGTGGGGGTCCTGGGGTTGGCGTGGTCTCCTGACTTTGACTTGGAAGTTTTGGCTGGCATGATTGACCGCTAGTTTCTCAAACTACCGCACTATTTCAGAATAACCCACGTTTATAGGCATATCCTTAAACGTCTACTGTCTTTGAATTAGTCTCTGCCGGTCGGTTGCCCATTTTCTGGACAATATTGGAAAGATTCACTTGAACTTGTGGACTAGATCCGGCTTGGGTTCGCTGAGCAAACTGAGAACCGTTGCACCGTTCTAGTAGCCATGCTGCAGCTTGCCAATTCTTTTGAGCGTGCTTATCTATTAATCCTAACAGATTCTTTTTACCTTTCTCTTTAGCTAGAGAAAGGGATATCGCCAATTCATTCTCGCCCTTGTTCCTATTGAGCATCCGGCTAAATGCTGCTTCGCTAATCCCTAACAAGCTTGCAATCCTACCTTGCGGAAAACCTACACTTAAAGCTTGTTTTGCCTCGTCAAGCTGCTCATCTGTTAACTTCAAGGCGATTGGCTTGCGGCCAGTCTTTGGCTTGGCGAGCTTCTTTGAAACGGGTTTTACTATCTTTATAGCCATAATAAAATCTAAGGAGTTTTAGCTTCTAGGGACGGGGACGGCGAGTCATTTATTCAATTAATCATTAATTGCTGTGAATAACGTGACACAATTAAATACGCAAAAGATATTGACGGGGAAAGGGTAATACACTATTCTGATCTTTAGACGGTTGAAATGACTCAGCCGTTTAATGAAAGCACTAGGACAATGAAAGCAAAAGGTTATCGTCTAAAACTAAAAATGGAGCAACAAAATGGGAGTATTCTCTACCGAGAGTACGGCTATTGTGCTGACAGCAACAACGCCAGAGAAAAAATGAATTACTTCAATCAATACCTTGCCTATGGAGATAAGGCTATCGGGTTTCTTATGAGTGAAACAACCTTGCCGGAATGGTGGAAAGCATCGGAGCGCGTTTGATCTTACAATCTGCTTTTCCATTGGGAAGGCGGACTTGTGTGATTAATAAAAACCAAAACTAGGACAATGAAAGCATTAAAATATTATCAAGACATTGTAAGCCAAGCTGGAAAGTTTGAGCTTGAGAATCCTATTACCCCATATTTGTATGAAATTTCCCTTAATGGCGACGGTGAAGTAATTTGTTGTCAAGAAGATGGTCAAGGAGTTTGGGCAGTCAAATTTGATTTAACCTATGAAGAGCTAGAGCATTTTAATCTAGACTTACCCAATAACACATCTTATGGGGAAACTATATTAATTTTGGTTGAGGACTCACAAGGATTTGTCATGTCCATGACACCAAACAAGTTTAAAGAATGGATCGGCGAAGAAAAAGCCGCTGAACTAACAATTTAACCCAAAACAAAACAAAACTAGGATAAACAATGAAAATACCAAAAAACTGCAAACTAGAGAAAGTAGTTTCAAAAGATGAAACACGTGAACCGTTGCAATCAATTTTGATTGAGTCAAAAGACGGTCAAAACAATGCCGTTGCCACCGATGGTCGCCGGATGGCCATTGTGCCTATTGAGATAGCTGATGAGGATCAATTGGACGGTCAAAAGCTAATGACTCCAAAAGCATTGATTGAAGCACGCAAACAAGCCAAGAAAGCAAAAGAAAGCACAATTGGACTTAACGGCGCGGCCATGATGCCAGACGGCCAAGTCTACCCGTGGAAAAGGGATGTTAACTATCCAAACTGGCGGCAAGTTGTTCCGCCTAATGACAACCCACGGCAAACAATTAGTTTTAACGCAAAATTTCTTTATGAATTAGCCCAAGCTATAGGTTGCCCCAATGATTGCGTCAAATTGCAAATTGAAACAAATCCGGCCACGGGCAAACTAGATGCCAGCCGCCCTTTAATCATTGAAGAAAAGACAACAGGCGGGAAAGGTATTTTAATGCCTACCCGAGATTAATCCTACAACCACAGCCGCCAGAATCCTGGCGGTTGAATTGTGTGATTAATACACAAACCTAGTCAGGCAAATCCTTGGGAAGCCGCTGACTAGGACAGAACAACGGCAAACGTGCTAGCAACACGCCCCAAGGGGAAACTAGGATAACATGAGCAAACGAGCAGAAAAAGACCGCATTAATAAAATGCGGCAAAATCACCAAAATGCCCTTGAAAAACTGGCGTTAATTATTAACCCGTTACACCCGATAACAGGCAAAGACACCCATGAAAGCACCAAAAAAACAGGGTTGCAACTATGGCGGCAATTAAAACGCATTGAAAACAGGGCTCACAAGGCGGCAACGGATTATTGCAATGGCAAAATCTCATGCGATCAAATGCAGATTGCAGAAAACCACGCCACGCAAGACGTGGAAAAGGTTTTCGGTAGATTGCCGCAAGGTTTCTTTGTCAATTACGATCCCCGCGGCTACGCCTTAAAATTAGAACCTTTCCAGCATGAAGACGGCAAAGGAAAAACACGCCTTGCATACCCTGATTTGCGACTAGATAGCGATTGGGGAAGCAATCAAATCCTAGCTCCGGAGGTGGACTAATGAGCCGTTACAAAATTGTCAGAATGTTTTTTGATTCCAATAGAAGGTCAAGAGTCATTGAACGCGGGTTAACTTTGGAGGAAGCACAAGCGCATTGCAAAGACCCCGAAACCAGCAGCAAAACCTGCACCACTTCAGCAAAAAAACGATACACCAAAAAAGTCGGTCAATGGTTTGACGGATATGAAAGCGAATAATGAAACAATCTCACACAAGCGGCCCTTGGGCCTTTAATCCTAGCATTGACAACACCAAAAGTTATCACGGTTATCATATCGGCCCCCTTTGTAAAAAAGGGTTAGCCATGGATAATTTAGTGAAATCAATAGCTTTTACCAGTAATTCAAACTTTTCTGTCTCAAGTGAAGAATGCCTTGCAAATGCAAAATTGATAGCAGCAGCACCGGAAATGCTGGCGGCATTGGCCGAAATTAAAGGCGAATGTGAATCAATGGTTGACGGCCTAGAGGAGGCGACGCTTGGCGTTATCGCCATGAAAGCACGCAAGGCAATCACCAAAGCAACGGAGGCAGACGCGTGATTACCCGATTCAAAACCGTTACGGATGCGCGGATTATCAAAGCCAGATTCATTAGCAAATGCGTGGAATCCGGCTTCTCAATCAGGCGGGGCGAGCTATGCGCGTATGACCCCCGCACGCGGAGCATCTACCATATCACAAGCCCAACGGGGCAACGTATCTTTCACCAGGAACCATTAACTAATTAGAATTATGAATATTACAGCAGCAGAAAACAATACGGCAAAAGCATGGCTAAAACTTGGCCTT